ACCGACGCCTTGGAAGCGCCCAACGGCGGTAACGCTCAGATCCAGGGCGACGACATCAGCGCGTTTGATGCCGTGGTGCCGACCGTCAGACGCGGCAACTACACCCAGATCAGCCGCAAGACCGTCATCATCGCGATGACCGAGGAGGCGGTCGACAAGGCGGGCCGCAAATCGGAAATGGGGTATCAGGTCGCCAAGAAGGGTAAATCGCTCAAACGCGACATCGAGACCATCCTCCTCCAGAATCAGGCGCGCACCGCTGGTGCGGCGGGGTCGACCGCCGCGCTGACGGCAAGCGTCCTGTCCTGGATCCATACCAACACGGCGATCGGCGCGACCGGGGCCAACCCGGCGGGCGACGGCACCAACGCCCGAACCGATGGCACCCAGGCGGCGCTGACCGAGGCAATGCTCAAAGGCGTCCTCTCATCGGTGTGGCAGAACTCGGGTGATGAACCCGACATGCTGCTGACCAACTCGACCCAGAAGGTCAACATCAGCGCCTTCACCGGCAATGCCACCCGGTACATCAACGCGGATGAGCAAAAGCTCGTCACCTCGATCGATGTCTATGTCTACGACTTTGGCACCGTCGAGGTGAAACCGGACCGGTTTATGCGGCAGCGTGAAGTCCTCATTATTAACTCTGATCTGTGGGGGCTGGCGTGGTTGCGGCCAATCAACTTGGTTGATTTGGCGAAAACCGGTGATAATGAGAAAAAGATGATCGTCGGCGAGTACGCGCTGACCGCTCGTAACGAGGCGGGCAGTGGAGGCGTCTTCGATCTCACGTAATCGCGTGGGGGAATACACGCGATAACTTGGCGGGACTTAGCGGCGCTTGCCTCCCAGCTCACCGCGCGGTCCCGCCAATACCCTTGGAATTTGCCGATGGCAGATATCAGCGACGCGACCTGGAACGATGTCGACGCCAACAATAATGCTGCGCCCCCGGCGGGTTGGCCGGAGGGCCAGATGCCCTCGACGGTCAACGACTGCGCGCGCGCCGACAAGGGCTCGCTCAAGCGCTTCTGGAACCGGATCAACCCGGTCCAGAGCATCACCAGCTCGGCGATCGTTACGCCGCCCGGCACGCTCTGGCTGTTCAACACCGGCAATACCGCCTACCCGACCGCCTACCAGAACGGCGAGATCTACTTTTTCAAGGCGGCGGGCGCGGCGGGCGGCGGCGATGTCTTCCAGGTCAATACGCTCGCCCAGAAGCCGATCCAGCGGCTGACCGCGACCGGCGCGGTGGCGACCGTAGCGGGCGACTGGCCTGCCGGGTGGCGGGTGGCGCTCGTCTACGACAGCGCCGCCGCAGCCGGTGCCGGGGCCTTCATGCTGCTCAACCCGCCGATCCGCGACAACGGCTCGGGCGGCGCGCTCTTCGCCCACGGCGTCACCATCAACAGCGGCGGTGATGCGCCGCCCGCCAACACCGGCACGGCGCAGTCCGCCGGGCTCGCCGCGCGCTTCACCGACGCGGTGGCGGCTACCCTCGACCTTGGCGTCAACGGCACGACGAACGGCGTCTGGCTCCAGTCGACCAACATCACCGACCTGTCGCAGCATTACCCGCTCGCGCTCAACCCCAACGGCGGCGCGGTCTCGACCGGCGGCGCGGCGACGGTGGGGGGCGCGCTAACCGTCACGGGTGCCGCGACACTCAACGGCACCGGCACCGCGCTCAGCATCCCCGGCGGCAATGTCTCCGTCACCGGGGATATCGCGGCGACGACCCTTCATCTCACTGGCACGCTTACCGGGGTCGGCGCGACCTTTTCGGGCGCGCTCAGCGCCGCTTCGTTGAGCTGCACGGGCAACTGCACTGTCAGCGGCAGCCAGACGATAACGGGCGATCTCACGGTCAATGGCGGCGGCACCGCCTTGAATGTGCCGAGCGGCAATCTCACCCTTGGCGGCAGCCAGACGGTCGGCGGCAATCTCACCATCAACGGCGGCGGCACATCGTTTCAGATCCCTGCCGGGGGGCTCAGTGTTGCGGGCGGCAGCACGTTCGGCCAAGGCCTGACGGTCGGCGGCCTGCTCACCGTCAGCGGCGGCGGCACCTCGCTGCAGATCCCGGGCGGGTCGGCCTCAATCGCTGGCAACGTCACCGCCGCGCAGGGTTTTATCCAGACCGGCACCCAGGGGAATACGCTCGGCGGCACGCTGCAGATCAACGGTGGCGGCACCGCGCTCAATGTTCCGAGCGGCAACATCAGCGGCGGCGGCACCGCGACCTTCGCCGGTATCTGCTACGCAGCCCAGTTCCAGGTCGTCTCCGACGCGCGCCTCAAGCGCAACATCAAGGACGCTGCCGCCGATTGCCTCAAGGCGGTGCGCGGTCTGCACCTCGTCAGCTACGACGTCGACCGGCATATCGATGTCGGCCTCATCGCCCAGGATGTGCGCAAGTTTATGCCGAGCGCCGTCACCGACGACGAGGACGGGCTGCTGCGGGTCGATCTGCTGCCGCTGGTCTCCTACCTCGTCGGCGCGGTGCAGCAGCTCCACGCCCGGGTCGCCGAGCTGGAGGGGGCGCGATGAGCGAATACGACTGGCGATTCCTCTCGCGCGATCCGACGACCGGCGCGGTCGAGCATTACAAATATGACCCGGATGGCGAGCGCTGCATCATCCGCCGCAGCGTCGACCTCGAGCCCGCCATCGAGGCGAACAAGCGCGAGGCCTCGGTCAATGACGGCTGGAACAAAGACCGCTCGATGCGGCTCGCCGCCCGGATCCCGCCCGATGTCCAGCTCCTCTGGCTGCAGCGGTACGGGGTGCGCGCCTGGGATCGCAACCACCGCGAGGCGGTCAGGAAGCTGCTGAACAGCAACGAGTGGCGATACCTCCGCATCGGCCATTTCATCATCTGAGGTAGCGCATGCCGCTCGACAGCTACCAGAACCTCCAGAACTCGGTGATGGACTGGCTGGCGCGGCCCGCCGATCCGCTGATCTCGGGGGTGATCCCCGACCTCATCACGCTCTTTGAGGAGGAGGCGCGCGACCGGCTGAAGACCCGGTTCCAGGAGGCGCAGATAACCCTCACGCCGCCCGGCAACACCGACACGTTCGCGCTGCCGCTCGACTATGAATATCTGCGCGAAATGTGGATCAATACCAATTACGGCAAACGGCACTTCACCTATCAGACCGGCAAGAACCTCGATACGAACCTCTACTACTTCAGCCTGCCCGGCTACCCGGTCGCCTACACCATCGAGGGGCTCAATCTGCGGGTCGTCGGCAACCCGGGCGACGCGCCCGACCCGATCAACATCATCTACATGCAGGGCCTGCCCGCGCTCTCGGCGACGGTGCCGACCAACTGGCTCCTCAAGAATTACCCCAGCGCCTACCTCTTTGGCACCCTCACCATGGCCGCGCCCTATATCGGCGACGACCCGCGTCTCGCGGTCTGGCTGCAAGGCCGCGAGAGCGTGATGGAACGCATCAAGCTGGCCGACCGCAAGAACCGCTGGCCGGAGGGTCTGATGATCCAGACGGATACGAAGAACCCCTGATGGGCTATTGGGACGACCCCGCAGGCAAGATCGGCCCGGGCGCGCCGACCATGTGGGATCAGGCCGCCGACATCCTGATGGGCATGACGCCGGGGCCCCAGGTCGCCCAGGGATACCAGACGCTGCGCGACTTCATGGGCGGCAACACCGACGCCGGGATCGCTGGCGCTGGCCTCTTGGGTGCGTCGCTCGCGCCGATGCTGCTGGGCGGCGGCGTCATGAAGCCGGTCGGCGGCGGCATCGCCAAGGCGCTGGAGGAGGCCGCGCCAACGGCAGCCTCAAAGGCGAGCGAGCTGGCCGCGCCCTATATTGGCAAGGGTAGCGCTGCACCGCTCTTTGATCTGTCGCCCGATGTTCTCAAGGTGCGGCCTGACGTGCCGCAGGTCGACTTGCCGACCGCGCCGCCGCCAGCAAAGGGGATGCCGAGCCATATCACCGCCATTGCTGATGCCGAGAACCTCAGGCGCGTCAACACACAGGTCGCCGAGGGTCTCAAGCTTGGGGGGCCGGAGTGGTACAACATCCAGCAGATCCTGCAGGGTTACCAGGGCGCGCATGGCGTTGACCCGGGGCAGCAGATCTTCGACCAATTCCGCACGCTGCTCGGGCCGACGTCACAACAGGCCGACGTCATCACTAATCTCCGCAACGCGAGCTATCTGCAGAACCGGCTCGCGCAAGGCGAGGGTTGGCCCACGGCAGGCAACATCCCCACCCCATGGGGGATGATGCAGCAAACCATCAATAATGCTCGGCAGGCGGTCGAGAGCGGTTTCCCGCTCACGCAGCCAAAGACCGCCCGTTTTAGCGAAGGGTTTGGCGGCAATTACCAGCCCTATGTTTGGGACCGGCATATGTCGACGCTGTACAATCTGCGCGACACAAAGGGCAACATCATCGGTCGGCCCGACCCGGCCCATTACGGCTGGCTGGAGGATCTCGGGCAAGCTCAGGCCGCCAGCATGGGGACGCCTGAAAATCCCCTTGATCCGATGGCGCATCAGGCTGGCGGCTGGCTCACCGTCGAAGGCGTTCGCAGCCCGCGCGAGCCGTTCTTGGCAACAGTGGATAGTCGTATCCGGCGCACCGCCGCCGCTCTCGGCGAAGACCCGAGAACGACCCTAGACCGTTTCTACCGTCTTGCGCTGCCCGGCGGCCTGCTTGGCGTTCCGGCGGTC